AACGTAAAAGTAAGACCCCTCTAGAAAAAGCCAAAGGGAAACTCTGGGAATTATGTAAACAATTAGTACGCAAAAGGGACGGCCATTCTTGCGTTTCTTGTGGGAAAACAGGTCTAGTGGGGAGTTCCAACATTAAGACACCTTCGGGTGTTTTTTTGTGTATAATGTATCTGTAGTTGCTTGGACTCTCATCTTAGGATGGGATCCTGTACGTAGCTCTTAACTGATTGTGGGATTCTGCTTCGGCAGGGGGATAGCCTTCGGGCTTGAGTCTGGAAAGTCTCGTAATCAGGTGAGGGTCCAGGTAGCTATCTCCACCCCTCCTCACTATAAAATTCGGTCGGGTTCATGGGAGAACAAACAAAAAGAGCACTGCTCTCGGTGAAAAGAAAACGGGACTCAATTTGGATCAGAAACTACCTACCTTTCCGGTGAGTAGTTTTTGTGTAAACAGATTAAGTCTAATTGTAAACACTAATAGAAACTGCTATACTGTATGTAAGACATCCCCGTCCTTTCTTCCCGATGCTTCTGCATCATTTCACCCACAACCTATCACCCTTTATCCACAGTCCTACTTAGTAGGGCTATTCTTTTGTGTTATTACTATTAGTAGCTAGAATTAGCTACTAAATTTTTAGAGAGAGGAGGAGTCTTTTTCAACACTACTCCTCTTTTCTTTTTGCCGAAATGGTCGACCGACTATCCACAGCTCTACTAAGTAGAGTTTTTGTTTTATGTTTTTAACCTTTCGTTGTACTGAGGTACAAGGACTTCATCTATGTATTTTCTAAAAAATTTAGATGTAAGGACCGACATTCGGTCCGGTAGCCAACCACTCTTTCGGTTCTCGAGGTACTCCTGGATATGAGACTGAGTAAGTGACTTTATACAAACTAGAATAGTCTGTTCTTCAAATTTCTCGAATTTCTTATATAAAGTTCTAATGGTATAGCCAAGAGAATTAACAGTCTTGGCACTGAAGAACTGGATTGCTATCGGATCCACGTTCGGCAGATTTATTATTAGATGTACCTTCCCAACTGTACTGTCGGAGTAGTCCTCAACTAGAGTTGCTTTAGGAAAGATCGTCTTGAAATGGTTAATGATCTTAGTCATCTCGGCATGGAGGGCAGCTATATTCTTATCTTTATCTGCTGGTTTCTGTTCCATGCCTAGTTTGTCACGCACAGAGGCTAGGTCTCCCATCTTGCGGTAGATAGACATGGGGGAAGGAAGGTAGTCACATTCTTCAATTTCTAGTTTTGTAGGGAAGTACCCGTTCTTTTCATTAAAACGTTGTAATCCTTCAATAATCTTATCCTCAGCGATGAATTTCATATAGATACATTGTACCATAGTGACAAGGTAATTAAAATGGTACAATGAAGTAATGCCAAAGAAACCTAGCGAATACACGCGCAAAGAATCCTCTCCACTCACGAAAGACTTTAAAAAAGCAGAAACAGCGTTCATGGCCTCGATCCCAAAACCCCAAGGCCCACCACAGAGTTCCAGCGAGGAGAAGGATAATATCAAACCTAGCCATAAAAACCCAGAGGCAGATATCGATGGCGATTCACACATAGAGAAGGCTGAGAACGAGCGCAGGGAGGCTGAGGCCCTCTCTTTCGAAGAAGAGGCACAGTCTGTCCTAACGGAGATGCAACTGACCTATGTGAGGCGTATGGGTCATTACATCTTCACAGCTGGCCACACCCAGGAGGAGGCTGCTTTGTTGTCAGGTATCGATTACGACGCTTTTGAAATCATGGCCAAGGAGTTTCCAGTAATCAATAAGATCATTCAGCTGAAGGAGCTAATGTATAAACACACATTAATGAGGTCCATCTCTCGGTCAGCCCGTCAGGATGAGCGGAAGGCTGAGTGGCTGCTGGAGAGAAGGTTCCCGGAGGAGTTTGCTAAGAAGAGGGCTAGTTCAGAGGACGCGATCCGGTCTGACATTTTTAGTGAGGCTGTTAGGTTTGTGCAGGAGAATGGTGACTCTGAACCTTTGATTAGTGGTGACAAGGGACGAGAAGCTACTAACTTTGCAGGTGATCTGGAAGCTCTGCCGGGTGAACGTGGGACTAAGAAGAAGACTGATGTGAGTCCAGAGGAATGGTTAAAAGCTAATACGATCTAACCCCAATGGAACTAACCGCAGAAATGATCCAAGAGAAGATGTCAGACCGCTGGTGGCGGTTGAATAATCTGTATTACATTAAGGATGTGAATGGGAACAAGGTCCTCTTTAAGCCGAATAAGGTTCAGGAGTACATACATACATATCTTTGGTATTTCAACATTATCCCTAAAGCTAGGCAGCTGGGGGTGACAACCTTCTTTACTATATTTTATTTGGACCAGATTCTTTTCTCAGAGAATAAGACTGCAGGTATTATCGCGCACCGTCAGGAGGACATGAAGAAGATCTTCAGGAATAAAGTTAAGTTTGCCTGGGACCATCTACACCCTTGGCTGAAGAGCTATATAGGGGAGCCGGATACGAACTCAGCCAACGAGATGATCTTTCCGAACGGATCAACAATCTTTGTATCAATGACGACACGTTCAGGTACGGTCCAGTATCTACACATCTCAGAGTTCGGTTACATCTGTGCGAAGTCCCCGGAGAAAGCAGAGGAGATCGTGTCAGGTGCTATCAACTCAGTTCACCCGGGCAACATGGTTTCTATTGAATCAACAGCTATGGGTCAGGAGGGCCGATTCTATGATTTTTGTATGGATGCAGAGAAGATGAGGCAGGAGGGAAAGAAGCTGAGTAAGATGAACTTTAAGATGTTCTTTTTCCCTTGGTGGATTGATGAGAGGTATATTGATGACGAGTCAGACTTCCCTTTCACTACTGAGTACCAGGAGTATTTCGAGATACTGAAACGAAAGTACAGCATAAAACTATCTGATCCCCAGAAGCGCTGGTACGTCGCTAAAAAGAAATTAAACAGAGATAGTATGAACGCCGAGTACCCTTCAACCCTGGAGGAAGCCTTTCAGGTCTCTGTGGAGGGCTCCTACTACACAAAGGAGTTTAAGCGCGTGTTCCGAGAGAACAGGATTCACCCAGTGCCACACGACCCGATGCTGACGGTTGATACTTGGTGGGATCTCGGTATTAATGATATGAACGTCACCCTTTTCACTCAGACGAAAGGGGAGCAGATCCGCTTCGTTAATATGTACTACAACAGAGGAGAAGGACTTCCTCACTACTTTCACGTGCTCAAAGAATGGGCTCAGCTCCACGGGTACAGATACAATACCCATAACTTTCCTCATGATCTCGAGGTCCGGGATCTAACTACAGGTCGAACAAGGAAGGACGCACTGTATCGAATGGGTATGTATAATATCCGTGTAGCTAAGAAGATGAGTATCAACGATGGGATTGAGCAGGTCAGGTCACTCTTTCCTAGGTTTGTATTCGATGAAATAAAGTGTGACAAGTTACATAAAGCTTTATTCAACTACCGTAAAGATTTTGATAAAAAACTTGGAGTGTTCAAAGACAAACCAAGACATGACGAGAACTCTCACTTCGCTGACCCCCTCCGTGTCATGGGGCAACTATGGAGACCGCATGGAGCTTTTACTTTGTCGGATGAAGAGGACTCTGTAAATAATGAAGGTGATCAGTCTTTCTTTTGACGTAAAGCACATTTAATGTGCTATTATTAGCCTAACAGTCGCGTATATTTTAATATGGCATCAATACCTGTACCTAAGCAAAACCCTCAGACAAATTTAGGGAGGAACGATTCACCTCTCGACGAGAACGACTCCAAGCCACAGCAAGAAGCTGCGGACGAATACACTACTGCTGATGTCGAGTACATCAGTTATCTACAGCTACGACTCGAGACATCTAAAAACGTTCGAAACCAAACCCATGATGAATTCAAGGGGCTAACTTACTTGCAGGATTTCGACGCTAATGAAAAGGTAGCCAACACGGTGCTTCCCCCAGAAAAGAACAAAGGTGACGTAGTTGTTTCCTCTGGAACTATTGAGCAGAAGCTTGATGCTCTTCTTTCACACGTCGATAATCTAAACCTAGAACAAGAGGTTCTAGCATTTGATAAAAACGCAAACAACCTATCGGTCATTGGGTCCGCCTTTACAGATATTCTCCACCAAACAAATGAACTCGATGGAGCTGATGGTGCCGGGGATCAAGAAAAGAAGATCGCTCGCCAGCGTGAGTTGATGAAGCAGAGAGCTGCTTTTGTACAAGAGGAATGGAAGGTCAAGTGGGAGACAAAGAAAACCCTTACAGGAAAACCTAACGGCAAATTTAAGAATGGTGTCGAGTGGACTACTAAATTGGAGAAGGTGTTCGAAGGAGCATCACGAGAACTTCTTTACGGTCCAAGTGTTTATCTTGGAGATATCACAGAGTTCTATATGGAGAACCAACCATACATGTTCGTCGTGAAGCAGATCAGCTACGAGAAGGCTAAGGCTATATACGGGGTATTCGATAACTTCGAATTTGTACAAGCTGGATCAATCCCTAGTACTAACTCAGAGGACAGAACAACATCTTACTCGAGGAAGTGGAGACTAACTGAGGTAAAGAAGGACCAAGTAGAAGTGATCATCTACCAGGACCAACCTAAGGATGAGTTTCAGATAATGATTAATGGGGTTCTGATGGTCCCTATTGGGTTCCCTCTTTCAGCTGTCACACCTCTTGGAAAATACAACATCGCAAAACAAGTCGGACGTGTCATAAATAGTCAGTTCGCCTACGGTTCAGCTTTTGTCGCTGGAGGATCTATACAACAGATCTCAAAGATATTAGATGAAATGCTAACCTTGTTTGTTTTGAAGACACGTAAGAGTGTTGCTCCTCCGTACTTGAACTTGTCAGGACGAGTCATCCCAAAGACAGTCCTATCCCCCGGACGTATTACGATGGGAGTGGATCCAGGAGCTTTGGTACCACTCGAGTCAGGTCAGAACCAGGGTGTCACGGCTGGAGAGTTTGCCTTCTTTGATAGGATGCAGGGTCTCATTGATCAGAATACTGTTTCACCATCGTTCACTGGCCAGAACGCTCAGGGTAACCAGACTGCTACTCAGGTCGTTAACGAACAACGACAAGCACGACTTACTCTCGGACTTATCATCACAGCCTGCTCTCTGCTGGAGAAGAAACTTGGGTACCTACGACTTTGGAACATACTTCAGAACTGGTTCGAACCAACAGGAACTCGTGTAGTTGGCTTGAACGATGGTCGTCGTATCATTAAAGAATTCAGACGAACTAACCGAGAGGTCAACATTGATAAAGCAGGATTAGGACAACGATCTGTAATCCCTGTCGAAGGCAACTTACCAGACTCAAAGGCTATCCGAGCCGTAGAGCGAGAAGAAGAAAGACGAACGGGATTCCCAGTGAGGAAGGTATTTTTAAGTGCACCAAACATCAGAGCGTCACGTCTTTTGTGGTATATTGTAGTTAATCCTAAAGAAAAGGATTCATCACCATTGTTCAAGTTAATGTTCCGAGAACAACTAACTGACATGATGAGCTTGATCAATCTTGGAAGTGTTCCAAACAAGGATGGACTCGAAGAAGAGTTCTCACGAATCTGGGGCAAACCAAGGAACAAGCTCTTCTCAAAGAGCAATGGGCAGCAGCCACAGGAAGCTATGGAGGGGGCACGAACTCCAGAGCAGAACGTACAAGCACAGGGTCGCTCATCGGGAGCAGCTCAACCTGGTGCGGTCCTCGCTGGTGGTGGAGGCTAGAGCATCGACATAGAGATTTGATTTACACCACTCTACTCTATGCAGTCCATCTTAGATAAAATCCGAAACTTTAAGTTTCCCTTTTCTATAATTCGTAGGAATGCTTACTTAGAATTTTCTAATTTGTATTCCGAGGTTTTGAAAGCACGTCTTGAAAAAGATGTGCTCGTTCAGCGTAATTTGGAACAGCAAGAAGAGATAGATGTCCTGATGAGTCGGTTAGACAAGGATGACTGGGATATCGTGGCAGATATGCCGGATCCATCTCCGAAGGATACAGATCATTATAAATCGTATGTAAGCGAGGTCGCTGGTTTTCATACGAGGATCCTCAGTGGGAAGATGCGTCATGCTATTAGCATGGCTTATAAGCTTTTGGAGGATTCTTCTGATCAGAGTGTTAACGAGAGGATCAAAGGAAGTGTCTACGCTTTCCGAGAGATAATGAGATGGGGTGAATCCAACGTTAACAAGCGTATGGATTTTGAGAGCAACGACGAGACTGAATCTGATGACTCAGTCTTTCATTCGTCAAAGATCATTAGTGACATATTAGAAGATAACTAAGTAAGCGTATGAAAATACAACACGAAGGAGCAGAGATCGAGGTGTTCACCTCTGAGGAGATGGAGGCTCAGATCACAGCAAACTCAGAAGCAGTAAAGACACAGGTTTCTACTGAGTTTACTGAGAAGTATAAGGACTACGACGATTTCAAAACTAAGAGTGGTGAACTAGAAACCAAACTAGCCGAGACTGAGGAGTTACTAAAGTCTGCTGAAAATGACCCAGCTAAGAAAGCTCAGATCGAGAGGCTGAGAGGTGAGAGGGATGATGCCAAGGCTGCTGCGGAAATACTAAGCAATGCTGTTGGCACTCAGATTGATGAGCTACGTTCTGAGTTTATGGGTGATTATAAGGGCGAGCTATTAGGTCAGGTTGCCGGTACTGATGAGGATCTAAAGAAAAAGATCAGTCTCGAATTTGATCGATACCGACCTACAGATAACAAGCGTGAGGATGTTAAAGTCCGAATGGAACGAGCTTATGTGTTGGCTACTGGACAAGCTCCAGCCCCAGGGTTGTTTGATGGAGGCGTTATGTCTGGAGGTGCCGGAGCTGGAGAGAAGCCAAAAGACACAACTTCTCAGACACCGGAAAGTGCTATCGCGCTGGGTAAAAGGATGAACATATCTGAGGAAGACCGGAAGAGGTTCTCACCAACTAATGATAAATAATTATGGCTGATACTAAGAAAAAAACTGAAGAGATTGTACAAGATACCAGTGCTGCTCCAGCTCCGATTGTTGTTCCGGAAGCACCTGTCGAAAAGGCAAAGAAAGAGGAAACAGTCCCTGTCCCTGTTGATGTGTTGAAAGAGATCCGCAGCAAGATGGACGCTCAGGATGCAATGCTCAAGAAGCAGGAAGCCGAACTAGAGCGTTTGAACTATGCTGCTGACAAGGGGCGACTACACCGATTTGACCAACGTCGTGAGGAGGATATTATCCGAACAGCACGAGTCGCTACTTGGATTGATGAGAATGACGTTCTACAGGTTGTACGTGGTTGGCAGACCGAGACAGATAAGGTCTTCTTCGACCAGGAGGGAGTCATGCACGTTGACCAGAAGATTAAGCTACTTTTAGGTGAGGGAAAGACTGCTTCTGAGGTTGTTCTGAGCCACCTGTACTGGTTCCAGAACATGACTTCTGTTGCTGGTGATATCGTTGGGGAAGCTATCGACAAAGAGAAGGGTACCCACCTTAGAACTATTCGAATGAAAGATGGAGAAGAGATAGTAATGGATATTAGATTTATAAACCCGTAATCATACATATATATGAGTAACGAAGAAAAGAAGTTCTGGGGACCACACGAAATACTATCTGTTGAGTATCTGGACTTTGAGACAGAGCTAGGTTCAAAGGTGATGAGGCTTACTCTCAAGAGTGACATCACGCCCACTGAGACTGTTAGTGCGCGAGCCTTTGATCTATTTGCGACAGCCGGTCCCGTTGACCTTACATCACATCAGGAGATGAGGTTCCGTGTACTGATTAAGGCTACCCTATCTAACATCTTGGAGTACCACCTATACGCCTCAGAGTTTGAAGGGTTTGCTAATAAGCTTGGTAATTCATACGAAGACGCATTGCAACGCGCTGCCAACTTCTTGTGGACGGGGAGGGATGAATCATTCATTCCGGGTACAAGCGTTATGCAATATAGAAGTGCTTTGGAGGCTGAGAGTATCCTAAGAACAATTCCTAATGAAGAAACCACAGAAGAAACTGACGTACCAGGAAGCGAGGAGTAAGCTCTTTGAGCTCACAAAAGATGATCTCGGTGAAATACATCACCGGGAGATTCTTCTGTTGTTGGCAATTCGAACAAAGTTCCGATGGGGTTCGATTGATATACAGGTCAAGGATGGAATTCCCGTCAGAATACTACGAGCATACGAATCTTTAGACTTTGACAAAATTGACGAAGATACGCTTAATGATATACTAAGAAGGTAAATCAAATATTAGTCGAGGTTCTACCAAAGAATGGCGAATCACTCAACGCAGAACGTTTCTGTGTGAAGTGGTTCGCCATTTTTTTGTGAGTAGAGAATCTGGGGATTAAGCGACTGGTCCCCAGACCTCTGCCCATAAAGCAGGCGGAGATAACCGTAGTCAAAAAATCACTGTTTAGGAGAGAGTTTACTTTCGACTACCCCGGCAGGCGTTAAAGCTAACAGTTATACATTACAAGCCTTAAAAGTATATATATTATGTCTTTTAAATTACACAAAGGAAAAACAAAAACAATGTATTTTCCACGACCAGCATCTCAGGTTTTTGCTCAGGGTGCATTGGTTTACTTTAATGGTTCAGGTCAGGTTATCCCTGCCGATGCAACTTCTGGTGCACACGTAGGTGTCATCAAGATGACTGTAGCTGCTACTGACGATGACTACGCAACTGCTGACGTTCTCGTTCCTGTAGAAGTTCCTACTCAACGATGGGTTGAATGGAGCGTTCTTACTGCATCAGCTGTAGCTGACGATATCGGTGAGGAGATTGACCTAAGTGACTCTGTTACTGCAAACCGTGGAGCTTCTGCAAAGGATGCCCTATTGGTTACTGGATATATCAGTGCTACTGAATTGATCGTAACGATCCTTGCAAACGCTGATATCAAGTACACAGCAACTACCTAACCATTATTAACTTAGTTTTAAACTAATATGTCTGAATTAAATACAAGTACACTGTCCGACTTTGTATTGAACGCTGAAATCATCTTCAACCGGGAGATGGACAGCATTCCGCAGACTGCACGACGCTCTGGACTTTTCAAAGAAATTCCTTTCGCCAACAATGATGGTGATACAAAGAAATTTACTGAGATTGATCTTGAGGAATATGCAGACAAGAAAGCGGAGGGTGACCAATCTGCACGTGCAAGCGTCCAGCAAGGTTATTCAAAAGAAGGAGCACTTTACCGTGTCTCTAAAGAAATCACTGTCACTTACGAAATGCGTACCCGCGGCAAGTACATGGATATCACCAACCGTCTTACAAGTCTTGGAAAATTGGTTCCAAACCGAATGGACCTCGATCTTACTCACCGCCTGACTTTCGGTACTGCTACAACTTATACTGATAAGGATGGGGAGAGTGTGGATATTGCTGTAGGAGATACTCTAGCTCTATTCTCTACTGCTCACACATTGCGTGGCGCAGCTACTACTTTCCGAAACCGTGTTGCTGGAAACCCTCAGGTTTCTCCAGGAGCATTGGAGTCAATGGAAAAGATGAGAGTCGAAAATACCTTCAACCAGTTCGGTGAGAAGATGACTATCTCAGCTGACATTATCTGGTCTTCAGAAGATCCAAACACTAAGTACACAATCCAGCAAATGCTGAAGTCGACTACTGATGTAACACAAAGCAACCCTGGTGTTGTAAATACTGTTGCAGGCTACCGTCATGTTATGTTGCCTCGTTTGGCTACTGACGCTAACGGTGGTGTTGACTCAACAAAGGCTAAGTACTGGGGAATTGCTTCAAGTCTAATGAGTACCGCGTACCTTGGTGTACACGAGGAGGCTCGCTTGAAAACTCCACCAGCTGACGGAAAGAGTAACGAAGAGTTCTCTACCGACGACTGGACATTCGGAACCCGTGGAGGATACATGATCGTTGTTGTTTCAGCATCATGGATTTCATTCTCTTCAGGAGACGGAACAGCTTAACAACCTAGCGCGTATAGGGTTATGAGATCTATGGGATTTCCATAGACACTAGGACGGAGGTGGACTACTAACGCTTAAAAAAATATGATTTATAACTTAAACTCAGGATATGGAAGTGCGCTCGCATCAGCACTACACGGATCAGTACCTATTTCAGGAAAACTATTCGTTGTTGCAGACGCAGCTACTGCTAATATCGACATGATCAAGGAGATGTTTATCCCTGATACGGACGGACAAATCCGATTCTTCGCTACTATTGATGCTGCTGTGGGTCACTGTACGGCTAACGCTGGGGACGTGATTCTTGTAGCTCCTGGTCACGTAGAAACAATCGCATCTGCTACATCTTTGGTCCTTGACGTTGCTGGAATTTCCATCATCGGTATGGGGAACGGTTCAAACCGACCAGAGCTTAACTACACAGCTACTGCTAGTTCACTAGAAGTAGAAGCTGACAACATTAGACTTTCAAATGTTATTTTGAAGGCTGATATCTCAGCGGTTGTTGTAGGAGTGAACGTTGATGCTAACAACTTCCAAATGGATAGTTGTCACATGAACTTCAATGCTACGGGTGATGACTT